AGTTTATGGTCACATCTGACGCTCCAGACACAACTGAATCCTCCGCAGCCATTAAATCAGCAGCCGTGGTCTCCGAACCACTAATCGGAACAGAAGAAGAAATAACAGATCCTACATTTACACTCTGACCAGTGCCCGTGTCCGTGATAATTAAATCACCGTTACTGTCCGTGACTATCGAAACATCAGCACCAGAGTTCAGTATCTCTGATGCAGTTGCAAGATCCGTGGCACTCGGTCCACCCGCAGAAGTTTCCCCACCCGGTGGAGCAGGAGAATCAATAGCCTTGTTTATAGCGTTGTTGATTGTGGCTATCGTAACACCACCACCAACAAGAGCACCCACGATTCCTTCATCAATACTATATGCTTTACCAAACTTATCAGTGCCAAGTTGTTGGTCTACTGCAAGAGCAGCAGCATTTTGTTCGATATATCCTTCAGTTACTGCTTCCTCAACTATGTTACCCGCTACTGTAGCAATCGAACCTGCACCAGATCCAGGCAGCACTGTGGAGAATAAGACGTTACTTATCGCACCAATCGGTAGACCAATTGCACTTGCTGTTACGGAGGCTGATTTACTAAGTGTCAGAGCTTCCGCTTCAGAGTATCCCATCTCTATAGCAGTGTTGTATGTGTCATCCCTAGCCTCGGTTCCAACTTCAGCCGCTGTCATGATACCACCTGTAACCAACGCCGCTGTTGTTCCAAATGGAATACCCGCCAAACCCAATATAGTAGGAGTCGATGAAAAATAAGCTTTTGCTGCAAGAGCATCTAAATCAAAGCCATCATCTCCCATGATCGGCCTGTTTAATGCATCTAAGGTCTCAGGAGCATATTCCGTTAAATTCTCTATTATCTTAAATTTAGCCAGGTCTCCCTGTGCACGTAAATCTTCTCCCGCTTCAGAAACTAACTCGCTACCAACCACATCTCCCGCTGCGCTGATTAAGTTTCCTATCATCTTACTTGTCAGAGCACCCGACCCTTCCAAAAGAAGCTGTGTTCCTGCATCAGGTTTGAAGAAGTCATAATCAGGCATCAACGCATCAAGTTCATCAGGAGTAATCGGTGTACCTTGAATTAACCCAAGAGTTGCCGCTACTTCCGCTGCACTCACATCCGTCTCATACGGAGAACCGATCCTAGCTTTAAGAGCCTCTATTGCATCTTCAGTAGTCGTCTGACCAATCTCCGCGTCCAAGTCGTCAAGAACAGAAGTAGCAAGGTCCACGACCTTCGCATCAATCGCCGCCTTACCTTCAGGTGTCAGTTCATTGTACGTCTCATCGTCATCCTGTAGCATCTTGGCATAGTCATTATAATCGTAAACGTCAGTGATTTTCTTTAGCTGATCGTCCCTGTCAAAATCTTCTACAGCCTCAAACGTATAACCCGTAGGCGTGAAACCTGGCTCTGTGCCCGTCTCTTCAGCAAGTAAATCCAAACCAGACAAGTCATCATCTATGTATTTCTGAGCAGCTTCACTTACTGGATCAATGCTAATATCGTCATCAAGGTCCAAGTCCCCAGGTTGAGCGATATCTGTTTCAACTGGTTCAGTAACAACAGGCTTACTATACGTCCCAGTTGCAGGGTCATAGCCCAATGAACCTACGTCCGTGTCCTTAAACGTATCAAGAATGCTGCCTTGGAAATCCGAAGATCCACCCGCCGCAGCCACCTCTTCAGGAAACATCTCCTCTATATCTTTCGATACATTCTTCCCGAATGTCGGACCTTTGCTGTTGTCTTTCGGGTCAATGCTGTAATCTCGACCAAGGGCATTCGTGCCCTCTATCTCCTTTACCGCAAACCAGTTTCCATTTGCGTCCTGTTGAATTGAACCAACACCCCCAGTGGGCACAGGAGACGGACCTTCGCTTTTTTTCTGTAAATACTTATGATAATCAAGATTCGACTGCTCTCTCAAAAGAACTTCAGCAGCACTCTCCGCTTCCTGTATCCTCTCCCGATCATCACGGTCAAAGTTGTCATCCCCAGGCTGCTTTAATCCCAACGTCTCAGCAATAGGAGTCCCGTTTTCCTCAAACTCCTGCTGCGCCAGTAAAAGGTTCGTGTTTCGAGTAGCATTAGACTTTAACTCTTGGATCTCAGAACCAGACATACTGCTTTGAGTAGGGTCTAAAGAAGTGTATACACCGTTCCTGATAACCCCCTTCCCGTCAGGTGCCAAAACAGGAGAACTTCCCTGCCCGTAATCTGCTAAATCACCAATATTTAATGTGCCGTTATCAAGCGCAATGTTCGCGTTAGTCTGCCCCTCAATATACGCCTCTGTTAAATCACCAATAGTAGCACCTTCAATGTCCGCTTGAGTTATACCTTGCAAAATCTCGTTAGTGCTTTGATCCGTAAAACGACTCACTTCTTCTAAGTTCTCAGCCGCTTCACCTAGTGCACCCATCTCATTTAATACCGCTTCACTGCTTTCAGAAGTAAGACCAACCCCAGTGTTTTCCAAAATAGTATCGTCCGCCATCACATCCAATAATGTAATAAGCTCCTCACCCGCAGCCGCCCTCTCAGCGTTTAATGCCGCTAATTCAGAAAGCTGATCGTCCGATATAAGATTGGTGAAATCTAAAAAGCTCATGGCCCATGCTCCGTTGTTACAACGCTACTTTACAATAAACCCAAATGAAAATACACCCGGAATTTTTTTCAGTGGATTTGTGCCTTCTTCGCTCGTCTCGTTCTTTTAAAACTACGGTTCTTGCTCCTAGACAACACTCCCAAATTACCCGCTCCGTTGTTTCTTGGATTACCATCCTTGTGCGTCACGTCCTTACCATCACCCTTCTTGACCCGCTTCTTCTTGATCATAGCTGCTCGGGCCGCGTTCCTCGCTGCACGGTTTTTCTTTTGCTTTGGGGACGAATGGTAGTTGTCGTACTCGGACCTATAATTACGAGCCATGGGTGTTCTCCTTACGTTCTCAAATGGTATTATACACGAATGAATCTACAAAACCAACATTATAGGGCGCACACACCGCAACCGTACCACATAAAAGGGGGTTGTGGGGGTTCGGTCCCTGCAAAATGTTGTTCCGCTTTTGCAGCAGTAACCCCTATTGCCTGTAGTTTACAAAGGCATCTTGCTATCTCAGTCCTATGTCCTGGGCAAACTGTTTCTATACCCCCGGGGTGTCTAGGATTATCCAGAAAAGTTTTGGTTTCGACCTTTTGTTTTTCTGGGCGATGACCGCGCTACTCATGAACCGAGCCTGTAGTCTCGGCCCTACGGGTGAGTATCGTTCCCTCGTCGTGTCAGTCGTGCAGTGGCTCGACTGTCTCCTCGGCTATCGCGTTAGGAAGGCAACCGTTGCACCCAGAGAGGATCGTGGATTAAGCATACGTTAACGACTTTGCTTGGGCAAAGCTCGATCACTCCTGCTGAATCCTAGTAAGGCTTCAAACAGCCGAACTCGATTCCTCTTCCCGAATCAACCTCTCACGGAGGGCGCACCACAAATAGAGCAATTGCAGTTCAGTGGCACGGGACGTTGCCCGTGCATGGCTTTGTTCCTTCGGTGCGCGATTCGGTTAGTAGACCCTTCTGTCCGTTCGACGCACATGATCCTTTTAGATGAGGATCATGTTTGCTCACAAACAGGTAGGGTCAAATTGCTTGACGGTGTCCCGTATGCAGTCTACCGAGCTGTTCGCGATTAGGTAGTCGTGCAGTGGCTCGACTGCTAATCACGGCTCGTTAGGTGCATGACTAGCGTTTTCTTACACACACACATGATTTGTGGTTATAACCCCGTTAAGGCATGTAGAAATATGCATCGTCAAGGGAACCGATTTTTTTACTGATTAAGTCTACTCGTCTCCGAGATAATGCAGAGGACCCCATATTTAGTGGCACGGGACGTTGCCCGTGCATACAGAGACTCGCCTGACTGAAAAAAAATCGAGTTGCGCACACGCCTCGGCGTGCCTTGACCATTCCCGAGACAGACGTCTCGGTGCGATATTTCATGCCTAAGACAAACGGGGCACCACAAATATGTGCGTGTTGTAACCTTAACTTTTTATAGGAGTCTATTATGGCTAAATTATCTTACACATCAAGCGAACCTCAAGGTCAGTGGCAGTTCGGTAAACGAGACACTAACACTTTGATCGAATGGGGAATGAAGGCAGGTCCACATGACAAGTACAGTAATGCGCACCAGTTACTTCAAACCCTAATCACAGGTCGTCGTAAGATGCTCGAGGACACACTGTATCAAGCACAGCAAGATCACGAGTACACCTCAGATGTGATTGAGTATCCAGAAGTAAAGGAGGCTTCATGAAGAAACAGGGTATGTTTCACACACCCGAATCGTGGGAGGATCTGCTTCGGTGGATCCAACTACACCCAAAGTCGGACCAAGTCCATATTCTAACCGCAGCAATGATGTCTTGGAATCTAGCCTGCGACACAGTCAAAAAGGAGAAATCAAATGACTGACATTATCGAACGTTCACCAATGCACACTGAAGATCAACTGCTCAAGGTTGCAGATGTAATCATGGCTCTTATCGAACCACGCCTCAAGGAAAGGATGAGGCAAATGATTGACGAGCACTCGGACGATATTGGCAACAGTACGGATATCGACGAGCAGATCACAGAGTGGATGCGGCTCAACTTCGATGTATCGGACTACTACGAGTTCGATATCCACGAGCACGAGTACGAGATCGACAATATGATTGACAACCGTATAGACGAAAAGGAGGAGGATGAACACAAGTTCAGAGACCGTGTTAAAGAAGCACTAGGAGACATCACTGTCGGTGTCCCTTACATGACTTTCGACATCAAGTAATGGTTGTCGAGATCGTACCCCACAGTGGGATGATCGTGATCTATGAAACAATCGGCGGGTACTTAGTTACCCGTCGGTACATCGGATACACGAAGGAAGAAGCAATCACAGAGTTCGAGGAGGAACATTATGAGGAAAGAGACATATAAAATCGCAAAGGCTTTTTACAACAGACGACCCGCTTCGGCTGCTCGTACCAAAACCAATGGAGATGTCGTTTGGCTACATGACAACTTTATCGCATGGCGGACACTCGATGGCGACATTGGTTTCCGCTTGGCAGGTTGGCCTACCGTCACCACACGAGATCGTATCAACGGTATCCTATCAGTCTTTGGATACGGACGATGGGGCGTGGCACAACGGAACCATGAACAGTATCTCGTGCTCGGTGCCAACAAGATGATGCCCATCGGAGATAACGAGCACTTCTATATTAGCGACTTGAAAGGAATGGAGGCTTCATAATGGTAAAGACACCACAAGTAAAACCAGACTGGAACACAGGCATCTACATCGGAGACGGTGTAGTTGCTGCACCTCGGCCCATGCACGAATGGACCCATGACGAGATCAGGGACTATTACGATAGCAACCCGAACCTCGGTCTACTGACATATGCAGGTATGTTAGGACTGAGCGTCGGAGAGGTAAAAGAAATCTTAATGGAGGAAACGTAATGCAGGAACGACTCAAGAAACTAAACCAGATGTTTCTCAGATATGGGTTCTTAGTCTGCCCGTTAACAAATGACGAAATAAGTCTTTTGATATCGGACCACTATACAGACAAAGTAATCTACGACATTGGATGCGACGTGGCTTCTGGTTTTCCGTTCGAAGAAACAGTCACGGCTTACGAAAAATGCTCGTGGCTTGTAAAAGAAGCAAGAACAACTAACGACTATTAAGGAGAGGGAGCTTCGGCTCCCTACTTCACTACTATCATAATGTGCGTCCGCCATAGCGGATCGCATTCCGCGTAATGACGCGGTAAAAAAATTGTGTCGCAAGCGACCCAGTTTCATTGTAGCTCGGCTCCCTCGTTCCTCGGTCGCCTCGCCCGGGGAAAACCGCCGCGTGGGGCCGCAGGACTTGGCTCGAGCTTCAAGATACGCGCCGCGTGGGGCCGCAGGACTTCGAACAATGACCCAAGATCCTTGAACCTATGGCCCTCTGCTCCCTTGATCCCATGCTCCGCTAAACTCGGTCCTTGGTTGCCCTCAAACAAAAGTATGTCTCTTGTAGAGAGGCACTTAACTAAGTAAAAATTTGCCCCACCTCGTGCCCAATATGCCATATTCCAAGCGATTTGATGAGGCGAGAGATTTAGCTTATTGCTTTTGGTTGCCTTCAGTTCACACCAGAACGGAACACCATCAGCGACTATGTGAACGTCTGGGACACCGCCCCCATGCTTGTTCTCAATCCGCGTTGCGAACCACTTCTTCGGTAGGTTCTGACGTATCGAGTTCCAAAAGTTCGCCTCTGGTCCCTTGCTCATTGGTTATGTCCTTATACTCGCCCTCGATCTGAAAAGCCTGTGGGTATTGTTTTTGTAATGCTGCCAAACGTGCTGTGATCTCGTCCCTCGATAGTTGGTCGATTGTATTGATCGTCTCCCTCCTATCGATGGTCAATCCTCCAAGGGCTGACCGTATTTTCTCCGCGTTGATTGCTGCTGAAAAGTGTCCCGCTTCTTCGGCTCCCTTTGATAGCTCGTACAGTCTTTCAAGTTGACCGATAGTTGTAACTCCGTACCGCCTTTCGCGTTCTTCTCTCAACTCTTCGATGTACTCAACAACGTGTGGATAGTCTCTTCCATTGAGCAAACGAGAAGCGTGTTCAACAGCCAGATCAGACTTAAAGCCTGCCTTACGAGCGCACTCCGCATTGCTGTAGATACCTTCAACAACGTATCTTGCAAAACTCATTTGTCTGTTTGTTAATTTCCGGTCATGCTTGTTTTCAACATCAGCTTTAATACTGGGCATACAATCCTCTCCGTTTTTTTTCGACCATACACCGAATATTTTTGATTTGTCTATAAACAGAAAATGCCCCCTACCTATCCAAAAAGTTTATTTTTTATTTTTATTGATGGCTTGATCGAGGCAAATGGAGCTCTTGAGTA